CAATGATATCTGCTGTCTTTAAATCAGTTCTACTTATTAAAGATTCTGGTTTAGTCAACGCACAGCTTCCATAAGATGATGCGGAATAATCTCCATCAACTCTAGTTACAGTCCAATGCGCTGTATGACAAAAGCCATCGTCTATATCAAAATCAACATTAGCTAACGCCCAGGTAACACTAGCCATCGACTACGGCCTCTGCACCTTCTTCTTCTTGAACCATTTGTACTAATTCTGCGTACTGAGAATTTTTAACATTAAACTGTTCAAGAACTTGTGCTTTTTCGTTTTCTATCTTCTTACCTTCTTCAGTAAGAGCATTGAACTTATCAGCAAGAGCCTGTGCTTCTAGTTTACGTTCTTCGCATCTTTCAGATAGTTTTGACATAAGTTTTAAATAATTGTACTAATGATAACTAAGAATAGACTTTCTTACCATCAACAACAGCTTTGTCGATAGCAGTAAAATCTTCTGATGTCCAAATTGATGTTGTTTCATCAAGCTTTTTGTATTCCTTGATAATTTCAAGATGCTCTACATTACGTTTGATTTTGTCTTTGTAATCATCATCAGTCTCTTCTGATGTTTGAGCAGTGTTGATAACAGTTACGCTATCACCAGCAGCAGAGAAGATTGCTGCAATTTCATCTGCGGTTCTTTCTTCCATGATAAAAAGGTAGTTAGTTACAGTTTACCCTGCTTCGAGGGCTGTGACTTTAGTTGATAACTCTTTGATAGCATTTACAAGTATTGGTACAAGTCTTTCATATCGAAGTCCATAATGTAATCCATCTGTTGACTTACTTATCAATAAACGATTGTTTTCATCTGTGCCATATCCATTGGTTTTTTCAACTGTTTCAACTTCCTGTGCAATTAATCCAATTTCTGTTTTTTCACTTTTATGTGTTCCATCAGGAGTAACACTTAAATCACTACTGTAATTTGATCTCATATCCCATTTATAAGTTACTGGTCTAAGGGCATTTACAAAATTTAAACCTTTTGTAAAATCAGTTATATCTGCTTTATCACGTTCATCTGAAGTAGCAGTAAAGGAAACTTTAATAGAAGCAGTGGTAATACTATTATCACCTAAAACAATTTGATTACTACTTGTCCCAACTGCTCCTGAAGGTGCACTACTTGTACCAGCATCATGTCCGAGAAGTAAATTATTACTTCCTGTTGTAACAACAGAACCAGATTGAGCACCAACCGCAGTATTATTTGTACCTGTGGTAGCTACTCCTAACGCATCAGTTCCAACTCCTGTGTTAGCACCTCCAGTTACAGTTGATAGAGAAGCAGCACCAACAGCCACGTTACCACTAGCTGTTATGCTTGTTTTAAGAGCATCATGGCCCAATGCTGTATTATTATTTCCTGTAGTGCAATTTCTCAATGAATCCATACCATAGGCTGTATTGAAAGAACCTGTTGTATTAGCTCCCATAGTAAAAGAACCAAATGCACAGTTTTCTGCTCCTGTAGTATTGGAAAGCATAGATGACATTCCAACTGCTGTGTTATCTGAAGCTGAAGTATTTGCTCTTAAAGCATCAGAACCTACGGCTGTGTTTTGAACTCCTGTTGTATTACTTACTATACTTGCCTGTCCTACAGCTGTATTATTATGCCCAGAAGTATTTAACTCTAATGCACTTGTACCGATACCAGTGTTATTACTAGCCGTATTTGCTTTTAAAGAATTTCCACCAACACCAACGTTAAATGAGCCATTTCCTGCTGATAAGGAATCATAGCCTACAGCAGTATTAAAATTTGCAGTTGTAACAGTATCTAATGCAAAAGCACCAACAGATACATTGTACTGTCCAGTTGTAATTTGATGTGATGATTTAAACCCAACAGCAGTATTGTTAGCTGCTGTTGTATTAGCAACTAATGCTTGCCTTCCAAGTGCAGTATTGTTATCGCCAGTTGTGTTACTTGATAAAGCACCTTCTCCTACTGCTGTATTTTCTACCCCTGTTGTATTAGCATCTAATGCAAAAGCACCAACGGATGTATTATTATATCCAGTTGTGTTTGCTTTTAAAGCTTGGTAACCAACTCCAACATTATTACTGACAGTTGCCTCTCTTAAAACGTCATAACCTACTGCTGTATTATAATTTCCAGTTTGATTATCTTCTAATGCATTTGAACCAACAGCCACGTTTCTATCACCTGTGGTATTCGCTAACATTGTTGAATAACCAATGGCTAAATTGCCAGTAGCAGCTGTTGTATTTTTCTGAAGGGCAAAAGAACCAATAGCTATATTGTTATTTGATGTAGTATTTTCCTCTAAACATCTATGACCAACACCTACATTATCTGAACCAGTTGTGTTTGATTGTAATGTTTGCTGACCTGCTGATATGTTTTGTGTTCCAGTTGTGTTTGCATATAAAGCATTTTTTCCAACAGCGACATTACTATTTGCAGTTGTATTAGAAAATAAAGCTTGATGACCAACTCCTACGTTATCAGTTCCTGTTGTATTTGCTCCTAAAGAATTTTTACCAATACCAACATTGTTATCTGCTGTGGTATTTGCATCTAAAGCACCAACACCAATAGCTACGTTATCGTCTCCAGTAGTATTTTCATGTAAAGAGTTTGTTCCTAAAGCTGTATTTGATGCTCCTGTTGTGTTCTTATTTAAAGCATTTTTTCCTACAGCAGTGTTGTTAGAGGCAGTTGTGTTTGATAATAAAGATTGAAAACCAACAGCAGTGTTTGATGCTCCTGTTGTTGTTCCTCCTAGAGCACTTGTACCAACTCCAACATTATTAGATGCCGTAGTGTTTGCATCTAAACAATTTAAACCAACAGCTACATTTGATGATCCAGTTGTGCAAGCAGTAAGAGCAGAATGACCAAGAGCAACATTACTTGTACCTTCTGTATTTTGTTGTAAAGCAAAATATCCTAAAGCGGTATTATTACTTGCGGTAGTGTTAGATCCTAAAGAACCTCGCCCAATACTTACGTTTTGACTTCCTGTTGTATTTTGACTTAAGGCGTGCATACCTAAAGCTGTATTTTTTTCTCCTGTTGTGTTGGCATCTAAGGCATTACTTCCTACAGCAGTGTTCTCTGCTCCAGTTGTGTTTACATACAGAGTTTGATAACCAACTGCTGTGTTGTTATTTGCTGTTGTATTTGTACCTAAAGCATGCATACCTAATGCAGTATTAGAGCCACCTGTAGTATTTGCATCTAAAGCTAAAGAACCAAAAACAGTATTATTAGCTCCAGACGTTATTTTTCCACCAGCATCCATTCCCACAGCAGTATTATATTGTCCTGTAGTGTTTGCATCTAACGCATTAGTACCAACAGCAGTGTTAGAGTGTCCAGTTGTGTTTTCTTTCAATGCAAGACTACCTACAGCAGTATTATTACTTGCTGTAGTGTTTTCAACTAAAGCAGCACGGCCCACTGCAACGTTGTTTTCTCCAGTTGTATTATCATTTAACGCGCCAGATCCAACAGCCACATTATCACTAGCTGTTGTTGATGCTCCTAAAGCGTTATAACCTACTGCTACACTGTTATTTCCTGTTGTATTAGCGTCTAAAGCATTACCACCAAGAGCTGAGTTGTTTGCACCAGTTGTGTTTAATCCTAAAGAACTATTTCCAATTCCAGTATTATTACTTGCTGTAGTATTAGAGACTAATGCGTTTTTACCTACAGCAGTGTTGTCACTACCAGTTGTATTTACGTTTAATGCAAATCTTCCAACAGCAACGTTATCAGCACCACTCGTATTTGTAGTTAAAGATTGAAAACCAACAGCAGTATTATTTGCACCAGTTACAGCAGCATCTAAAGCATTTTCTCCAAGAACAGTGTTACCAGCAACAGAGTTTGCACCTTTACCTATATTTATTGAATTTATACTTGCATCAGCAGTAAACGTAGCCTTTCCTGTACTGTCTATTGTTAATCTTGTTGTAGGAGTTTGACCACCATCAGCACTCGTTTTGAACTCTAAACGACCTGGCATATCATTAGCCCCAGGAGTACCATCAACAGCACATACTATTCTTGCGGCAAATGCAATATCTGTGCCATCTGCACCACCCCAACGTATAGAGCCTAATTCATCATTATTTTGAACAATAGTTGAATAGTTACCTATAGTTGCATTTCTAGTTTTTTGAAAATTAACACTAGGTGGATTTGAATTACTACCTGCTCTATGTACAATAATATCTGCGTTACCATCCGTATGTGCGACTTGAAGTTTTGCGTTATTGCTTGATAAGGCAGATGATAAACCTACCATCATAACTCCGTTTGAATCCACTCTGAATCTTTCATTACCACCAGTCTCAACAGAAACAGTATCAGCAGCAGGGAATCTTACAGCAGTATTTGTATCGCCAGCATGAATTATCTTATCTGCAATCGTCAAGTCACTTGTAGATGTTATAGCTCCAGTAACAGCTAACGTACCAGTTATATCAACACCAGTATCAGCAGTTAATCTTGTTGTTCCTCCAGCAGCCAAGCTAACAGTATTAGTTCCACCAAATATTCCGCTGTCACTGTCTCCAAAATTTATAGCAGGTGCAGAATTAGAACCATTAGGCATGGTCAATACACCTGTCAAAGTACTACCAGCTTTTGCTACATAGTTAGTATTTGATGTGGTACGTTCTGCAACTGTTACCGCATTTAAACCAGCAGGGGTTACAACTCTATTTGTAGCTGTTCCAGTTGTTGTCTCAGTATTAGTTGCAAGTTCAGATATACCTGAAACTGTAGTTGTAGCAGTAGGTGTAGTAACAGATCCTGGGCCAAATATTTTTACGATACTATTATCACTGGCTCGCATAAAACCACCAATGCTATTTATATTTCCATTTACTGCTAGTTCACCAACTTCTGGTAAATCAGATGCACTAGGAGTGCTATCCTGTACAACACTATTCTTTAATTTAATTTGAATCGACATAGTTTACCTAGACTTAACTAAAGGATACATCAATTTAGTAAGTTCCTCCACTTAATGCAGAAACATTTTGAAAAGAGCCACCAGATTGTAGTACTAAAATCTGGCCAGTTGTTGGACTACTAATTGTAACGTCAGATAAGTCATTTAAACTGGAGACACTACCAGGTCCAGATAAAGTATCAATTCTATCCCAATCGTTCAATCCCATACATAAACACCAATCACCTGCATCAAAACTTGTTGCTGGTACAACTGCTGTTCCGTTTCCAGGTGTTACACAAACAAAATAAGCACCAGTTAATGATGCTGTACCTGCTGGAATTGCATTACCTACACTGAAACCTGCTGACACTCCAAAGGTTGTAAGTGTTACTATCAAACCATTTGTTGCGTTAAATGTTCCACAGAATCTAAGGTTTTCTTCTGATAATCTTCCAAAACCAACAGAGAAAAAGCTGTTACCATTAAATATTCTTAGCTGTCCTGTGGATTCTTGTAACCAGAACACACCAGTTGGTAGATCAGATATATCAGGTGATGCTTCTTGTATAAATCCAGTAGATAAGTTTGCCAGCTTATCCATTGTAATTGCATCGTTGGCTACAAAGTTTGTACCAAACGTACCAGTAGTAATCTTTGAGGTGGCTAAATCAGGAATATCGCCAGCAGCAAGAGTTGTTCCAGAAGTAACAATACCTTGAGCCGATACTGTAACTTTTGGATATGTACCTGCTGTTACTCCACTATTTGCTATAGATAAAACACCAGTTCCAGAAACTGCTAAAGGAGCAGAAGCAACTGGTATTGATACAGCACCAACAGCAGATGCAGTAGCAACAGGTAAATCACCAGCAGCAAGAGCAGCCGTTGATGTTATTAATCCTTGATCATTAAAAGTAATTCCTGATCTAGTCGCACCAGTAACAGTATTGTTTATTGATAATGCACCTGCTGCTGTAACAGCTAAACCACCTGCTGATGGTACGCTTACACCTCCAACTGCTGATGTTGTAGCTTCTGGTATGTCACTTGCAACTAATGCTGCTGTAGATGTTATCAATCCTTCTGCATTATAAGTAATACCATTTCTGGCAGAAGCACCGCCTGTTACTGCATTATTTATTCCTAAATTACCTGATGCTACATTTAATGACCGATCAATATTAGATGTATTTAATTTAGCTGCTGTTATAGTTCCATCTGTTATTTTTGTACCTGCAATACCTGATGCTATCTTTGCGTCAGTAACAGCAGTAGCTGCAATAGCAGCAGTATCTACTGCATTATCAGCTAATTCACTAGAACCAACTGCATTAGCAGCAATTTGTGTGGCAGTAATAGTGTTATCAGCAATTTTTGCAGCAGTAACAGCATTAGCAGCTAATTTATCTGTAGTTACATTTAAGTTTGTAATTTTTACGGTTGTGACAGCATCTGTTGCAATAGCTGCTGTATCTACTGCGTTATCAGCAAGTTCAGATGATCCAATAGCATTGGCAGCAATATTACCAGAAGTAATCGTATCAGAAGCAATCTTTGCACCTGTTACAGCATTGTCTGCAATAGCAGCCGTATCTACGGCATCATCTGCTAATTCATTTGCACTTACGGCATTATTAGCAATTTGAGTTGCAGTGATGCTTGCACTTGTAATTTTTGCTCCAGGTATATCACCATCACTGAAATTAGTTTTAGCAAAAGTAACTGCACTATTAGCTATTTTTGCAGTTGTTACAGATGTTGCTGCTAATTTATTTGTTGTTACATTTAAGTCTGTTATCGCTGCTGTATCTACAGCATTGTCTGCGAGTTCGCTTGATGTTACTGCATTTGCTGCAATCTGAGTAGCTGTGATCGTATTATTTACTAACTTCGCACCAGTAATTGTTGCATTTGTAATTTTTGCATTGGTAACAGCGTTATCAGCAAGAGTTGCAGTAACAATTTGTCCTACAGATAGAGGATAGCTAAGTGCTGTAGCTGGTATAGAAGCATTGTCTACTAATCCAAAAGCACCTTGTACAAAGTTTTTTGCAGTTATTTTCTTTGTTTCTGTTGCACTAACATCAGCAACCGCAATCGGATCTGCTGCTTGTAGTTGGGCTGAACCTAATTCTGGTAATTGTGTAATCTGTAGATCAGCCATGTCAAGTCGCTTTTAAGTACATCATAAATCTTATTTTAAGGATCTTCAAGTAAAATACCATCTCCATCCTCTTGCAATATTTTATCACTACTTTCTAATAACAAGAATGATGGTGGAACTCCATTATGCAGTCTTATCTCACCATTGGTTACAAATTCTATTCGTGCTTCTATTAGACCACTTGCAGGTACGTTAATAGCAACATTAGTAACGACACACATTGATTGATACCAAACACTGTTTGTAGTTTGACTTGGATCGTTATAAATATAAAATCTGCCTTCAAAATCTGCTCCTTGTTGCACACGCACTAATAATTGACTTAAGTACACAGGAAATTCTGGACTAGCAAATCCAGGAGTATCATTTTGAAAATTTCTATGCTGCCATATTGTTTGTACTGTTCCCTGTCCTGAAATAAGACCATTTTCATATTGCTTTCTAAATTCTTGCCCTAAATTAGTAATATCAATCGTATCTCTTGTTGTTGTAATTTCAAATTCAGTAATTTTAGCAAGCGGTCTAAACCTAGTATTTCTGGTGCGTATTAATATATTTTTTGTAGAAGATGGCGCAGCTAATGTAAGTGCATCTGTTACCTCACCAGCTAATGAGGAAGCAAAGGTGTTATATAACTTAATTCCACCCATATCATCAATATGAATATATTTACGAAGATCAGGAAAATTATGACCAGATAACAACTCTAAATTACTTCCATCAGTAGTCTCTATTTCAATTTGATCTCCTGTAATTAATGACCCATTAACTTTTTCTACGGAAAATCTTTTTTTAGTTGTATTAACGTCAGCAGGGTTTATAGAAGTTTCTATTGCAGAATTTAAAGCGTCACGTTTTAACTCAATAAAACCTGTAGATCCAAAGTATATGGACATTAGTAAAGCATATTTTTTGGTAATCCATCAGCTTCAAATGACACATCTGCTGCCATTACTTCTCCTACTGAATTTGTCATAGCAAAACTTGTAATTATAGCGTCAATATCAATTCTATGATTTGCGTCTACTTGAAGTCGAAATCTTACTTTTGGTCTTTCACTTGAACCTACAGGAAGAATTTTACTTATAATTCTTGGAGAAAGATTACCAGCATTATTTCCTGTAGAAGTATTATCTGCATAATAATAAATACTACAAGAACCAGTAGTACTAGATATTCCTGGAATTATTGTTCTATCGTGATCTCCTAAAGATACTGTTTCTAAAACTGACGTATTAACAGTAAAAGACCAAGATCGCACTTTAGCAATTTCATCAGCAGCTGTATCTATATCAGTTATACTATCTGCAACAAAAAGCTTGCCATCTTGACCTGAATAAAACTTAGCCATCGTTTTAGTTTAATTTTAAATACATTCTAGTCCCCATCGAGGCAAGCGACAAATTTACATTGCACATTTGATCTGCCAGGTTTGACACTTGTAACAGTAGGAGGGCCATCAAATCTATATCTTAACAGAGTATTTCCAGAACTATCTTTTTCTGCCATTTTATCTTGTAAAGTACTTGTTAAACTGGGAGGATCAGATACACCAACTAAAGCACTAGAACTTGGAAAATTTATAAAATCATAATCAGAATTAACTTCTTCATATAAATTTAAAATTTCATTAGCTTGTGAATCTGTAATATTTGTAAACCCTAAACTTAATTTTGCATCTACTTTTTTATTACCATACCTAAGTACAGTTTTTGCACCATTTTGTGCAACAAATTCTACTTGTGGATAACTCCCAGGAGTATAACTTCTAGATGCAGGTTTTATATTTGGAAAATCTCTTATATTTGACATTATAAGGGCCTAAAATCTGTATCACTATAATTTATTGTAGCAAGAGTTCCATCAGATAAAAGAGGTGCATGACTTGCTGATACCTCTATCAATCCTTCATCTGTATATGTAATAGATTCAGTTTTGTATAACCTATTAGATTCAGTTGTTTGTTTTACTGTAAAAACAGATCCATATAAATTAGCATTTGTGGTTTTACCATTTTCTACATTTAAAACAGCTTCTCCAACTTCTTGCGTTCCAGGTTTCCAATGGTAAATATTTACATTGTTTAGACTATTATTACCTACACTCTGTACAACTCCATCAGAAGATATTACACCGTTTTCGAATCTATTAGTATGAGTAGCTTCTGAAATAAATCTTATATAGTCACCTGGTTTTAAACCTAGTGCAGATTGTGGTGTGGTTTCAAATTTTATACCATGATCTACTTTTTCTCTAATTTTTAAAGCGTGTTTTAAAAATGCTTCAGCATGATTTTCACTAGTGCAAAAATCAGACATATCAAAAACTTCTACAGGGAATTTTTCTACGATTATATTTTCGTCATCAGTATCTATAGCAAAAGTTTTTGACATTGTTTCAGAAAATCCATTTGGTATTTCTTTTCTAAAATAAACAGTGCCTATAAAATTTTGACGTTCTTCAGGAGCTAAAAAACTAACCTTAAGATTTCGTGTATTGCCATCCGTAAATAAAGCTCTAACTGTTGGTCTTTGTTCTTTTAATATTTCAAAACTACTAGAGTCAAATGGAACAGAGGGGAAAAGTGAAAATTTGCCACCGAGAATTGTAAAATCTAATAAATTAAATATTGCGTTTTGATATATAAACTCTCTTATATTTTGTTTATCAGTAATAACCCCATCCCAGTAAAATTCATTTGCCTCACAAAATTTAGCTGCGATTACCATTCTGTCTTTATCAACAGATGGAACACCAACAAGATCAGCTAATCCAAATTTTCTATCAGTTAATAAGGCATAAACTATTTCGGGAAATAAATTTGTCGGCCCAAATATCGGTAAATCTGCTGGTCTGCCTTTAGCTATATTTTCAACTTTTATACCTTCTTTAATATATACAGAAAATTGTGAAAAACTATTCCATTCTTTAGAACTGCTAAGACGTAATGCAACATTTGCAATACCAGCTTGTTCAAATTCATAAGTAGGTTTATTAGTAGTACTACTTTGTTCATTTACATATACAATTTCATGCTCTGGTCCGTCTTGATGACTACTGCGTTCTGCATCATATTGATAATAGTCTGTAATTGCATCAAAAGGATTTAAATTTTTTCCTTCAGGCCAAGGCTCTGATACAAACTCACTAAAATCAGTAACAATATCAATATTATTTAACCCTGGAAAATCACCTGTAGCTGGAATACTTATAGTATCAGTGTCTCTATAACCACTACCTCTTTCATTTATCTCCCATTTAGCACCAGCATAAGAATTATTTGTTGGATCTATATATACTTTTAAGTTAACGGTAAGACCTGATCCATTACCACTTGTTGAAGTTGAAATATTTGTATGAACAGTAGGATCTACGTCAGCTTCTTTCATTTCATATTTAACCATTCCATAATATTTTCCTTTTGCTAAAGGTCTTCCAGTTCTTGTTTCTTCAGTAACAAAAGGTCCAACACCATATCTGAAACCATCATCACGATCTATATATGGTTGTTTATAAGGATCACCTACTGAAATATCGTTAGTTCTTAAAGGAGTATTTATTGCTCTATTTCTATTACTAAAATATTCATTCCAATATGGGTGATTTCTTTGGTTTCCCCATTGCCAATAACTACCACCAGTATTTGTCTTATATCTAATTCTTGCACTTACAACACCACGTCTTAAATCAAGTTCTGAGGGTGTTCTTCTACCTACCTCTATCCATCTTGTAGTCCTTGGTATAAAACCATCAGTATTTGTTAGTAATCTATTAATCTTTCCTCCATCTGTAGCAGTCGGTAAATCACCTAAAAACCATTCTGTATTTGAAGCATCACCACTTCTTAGTTTTTCTTCAGATCCTTTAAAAAATACATCAAACTTTTGTTCATTAGGGTTTACTTCATAACTTAATAGCTCACCAGAAGCACTTAAAATTCTAATAGGATTTTCTCTATCAATAAATTCTTCTTTTACTAAATTACCAGGGAAGGGTATGAACCTAAATTCAAATTCTTTTCGGGGAGCACTATAATGATTAATTCTTATAAAGTTATATTGTGGTTGTGGTGAATTACCTCTAACACCAAAAGGTATTCCTTCATCTATATAATTCCAATCTGCTTCATTAATACCTGCTTCTCTTGCTTGTAATCTAAAAAAACTATATCTGGTAAGATATTTGCTCATTCCTCCAAGAGAAATATTACCGTCATCATCGTTATATCTTTTGACAACACCATCTGTTGTATCAGCATTTACTTCATTCGTACCAACAGCTCCAGGGTGGCTATTTACATTAGGAAAACTTGTTACCTGTTTAAAAACTTTTGATTTCAAACCTATTTCTGTTACGTCACACGCTTTGCTATTACTGATAGTCCCTATCGCACATTTTTGTATGGTTAATAATTGATAACCTGTATGAGCACCTTTTAACCCTGCTGTTCCTCCTCGTACATCAATTTTGCCAGGTTCATCTACTCTGAAAACACAGTCTTGATAATGACTTGATGTCCATATTGGTCTACTTTTACTAATACAAACAGCTAAAGCTGATCCTATCAAATAGGATTCACCCACTTGAATTGCATCATCTGATTCTTCTCTTGACGCATCAACAGCAGATTTAATATCTTCTACACCCCAGGGGTTAAAATCTTCACCAAATTCTGTTTCAGTATCCATATCTCCAATGGTATATTGTATATCTTTATTTTTTTCAACTGTAAAACTATTTCTATCTGCTTCACTACCATCGTATTTAAGAATCGAAGCATATCTTGGAAAATTTGTTCTAAGTTTTCTCCTTTTTGTATCTACATCTCTTTTATTTCGATCTTTTAGATTTTTTTGTTTTAAAACTAATTCATAAGCAACTCTATATCTCATTGAATTTGGCATTGGTGAATATACACCAAATTGTGTCTGCGTATTAGGTGTTCTTGCACTACTGACAATCGTATTTGTTTCTCCATTATTCTGGTCCCAATCAACAGCAATAATATCTTCAAAAGGAGGACCTTGAGTTTCACCTGAGTTTTGTGGTCTGCTATGTTCTCTTTCTAAAGTTCCCTCTGAATATTTTTCTGGTCCTTCTTGTGGTCTACCACCATCTGTCATTATATATAAGGCTAATTTTTTATTTAGATAGTTTTTTAATAACAAATCACCTATTGCATAACCTGCAAAATCAGGTTTAGATGCAAGATTACCAAGGCCGATCATAAATAAAGCTTTTAACTGTTGTCCCGAACCAAGGCTTAACATTTGTGACCATAAAAGTCTTGTATTTACACGAACACCACCATAATATATTTTGGAATCTCCATTAACTTCAGTTTCTTGTTTTGTAAATACTAAAGGTACTATCTCTCCAAGTTTTGCAAGCTCTTGTACTGAATTAAAACCTGTTTGTGGTGCGAATCTTTTTGGACCTGTTACACCAGCAGTTGTAAGACTAGGAGGAGTTTTTGGTGCTCTAGGTTTTGGTGCTAATAAAACAGAAACAAGCGTAAGAATTATTCCAAGAACAAAATTGGCTGCTGTTGTTCCGCTTACTAAAAATGATGCAAAAGATGCAACAAATCCATTTACAACATAAGGAATCTCATCATATTCTTTAGGTCTTTTTCCATTAAATGCTTGTGTTAATTCTATAAAATAAAAATATTCATCTTCTGTTATACCTACTGTTTCACATAATTCGACTTCTGCGGGGAGTAACACCCTACGACCTCCAGGCCGTCTAAAGGACTCCATCTTGCCTCCGATTCTCCGCAGTTTATCCATCCTTCTTCATAATAAACAGCAAGACCAAATCCATTCTTAGATTTACATAATG